CCCTTTTATTTGAAATACTTGAGTAATAAACGGTATTTCTAATCGTTCTAGTTATGCACCCTGTGATCCATAAATTCCTCTCCAATCAGAGAAACCAAATGAATATCTTTCACGAGCTTTGTAACGGATGTTACCAGTCGTAAAGTCTGGCTCCATAGATGTTTCCATTCCACTTCTTTGGAACATTTTTAGGCCATCGCCTTGTGATGTTACAGAAGTTAGAAGGAAGAAAGCATCTGGATCAGTCAGATAATGGTTAACTGAATAGCCACCAGGTAAAACACCTGTGTTAGCTATAGCGTTAACATCATTGTCTGATGTGCCAGAACGCAGCGGAGAATTTAAAATTCTGTCAGCTACAAAAACAAGTTCGCTTGGAACTATCATTTTTTCAGCTTGAACAGAAACAATTAATCCTCTGTCATCTGTGAAGTTAGAGATATCGATTAAAGCGTCTTCCAATGAAGTTTCGTTTAAATCCGCCATGGATGTAGCTCTATTCGCTGCTGTTCCACCACCTGAGAGGGGATGAGCAGTTGCGATTAAAGATTGTCCGTCTCCGCCAGTAAAACTGGATGAGAAAGCGTTATTTAAGATATCAGCTCCTTTAACTTCTTTGGTGTTAGCCATAGATTTTGCAAGTGCTTTTGTATATCTCTTAGAAAGACTCTCGTAAAGATTGTCTTCTATTGCTTCTTCAGTAAGCGCAAATGCTAGGGCCACAGTATCGTGTGTGTACCTTGCACTATAGCCTTCTGAAGCATTATCAAAGACGACACCTTGTCCTTCAGTCTTTGTGGGGGCAGAACCAAATCCAGTGATTAGGACCTCTTCTTCAAACGCTCTTGAGGAGTCTTCAATAGAGAAGATTTCTTCATATTCGCGATTGTACTCGTCATAAGACAAGCCGAAAAGACTATTTAATCCTGGCTCTAGTTCTTTAGCTAGTTGAGCTCTTGATATTGCCATTTTTAGTTACCTTATGCTAAACCAGCACCTTTAACGGCCATTATGTGGTTTTGAATCACACAAAGAACATTGGTGTTGGCGGACGCTGTGTCCGAGTTATTAGGATCCTGAGAGATATCTAAAGCTTTAAGAGGTAGCGTGGTGGCAGTTCCACCAGTCGTTACATTAAGCTCTACATTAGATCTTCCAGAGCGAGTGTCGCCAACGGGAGAGCCTTCCACAACATCAAAGTTTCCGAACAAGTCTGTGACAGGGAAAATGTCATCAGCTTGTACCTCGAAAACGACATTTTGGTCGTCAATCACATTAGCTATAATATCCGCAGCAGCTATGCTACCGGGATAAGTGTTTTTAAAAACCTGTTCGCCTGTTGTTGGATCAGTGTATTGAACACCATTAAACACTCCGATAATCGGAACGGTTCCAGAAGCAGCGTGACGGCCTAGAACACCAGCTGTAAGCTGAGTGACAAGATCCCCTTGAAAAAGAGGTGTTGTAACTCCACTTGCAATTCTGTAACGGCTTTGACCGCCAGAATAAGGTGCGCCACCCATCATACGAACAGGTTTCAGTCCAAAAGCAGCATTTTTATTTGCCATTATTTTTCACCTATTAGTTATTAGTTACTTTTTTCCAAAAGTAACATTAGATTTACGGTCAGCATCATACTTAACATATCGACTATCTTTGTTCGCTTCTTGAAAAACATTATTATCTAATGCCTCTCTTGCCTGCTGACTTTTACCAGCATAGTAATTGTTGCGTTCCTTAATAGTTTCTATAGGCATTTTTGCCAAAAGTAAACCCTCGTTATAAACGACACCGGCATGTCTTCCAGAATCATAGGTAGGTAATTGGAATTCTTGGGGTAGATCAGTTCCTCTTACGAGTTCCCAACCTTCTCTAAGTCTTCGGCTTACATTGCCTCTGTCTTCCTGTCCCAGCATTGACTCTCTTATCCATCGATATTCATAGCCTTCTGGTGCAGGAGGAGTTTCTAGTTTTCTAACCGGTCTCCATGGTTGTCTTCGAGTTTCTTTTTCGTGCGTCTCGGAATCACGAGATTGTCTACTTGGTGTGTTTTCTTTTTCAGTCGTCATTTTGCCTCCCTTGCGGAAATTTTTAGTTTTTCTTTAGCAACAGATTTCAACCATACATCTTCCGACATATTATGCGGCTTCAATCCTTTGAGTCGTTCGACTTCTGATTTAGAGAAAGTCACTCCGTTCTTCTTGCCTTGTGTTTTTTGTCGACTTCCTACGGAAGCAGAGGCAACTCTTTGCACAGCGGGTTTGCCCTCCTCTCTTGCGACACTTTGCCCAGATTTTAAATCCGGATAAACTTTTTGAACTCTGGTGTTGAGCTCTGAGTAGTAATCGTCTGAATCAGCGTCATACCCCTCGTTAATTAAATTGTAATGTGTGAAATAAGCAAATTGTGTGGCCTGCACACTTTCTGGATTGCTTTCGTCTCCGTACCATTGGTTCTCTTCATGCCAATCTTTGGCCTGTCTAGTAGGCTGCGGAGCTTCTTGTTGTGCTTGAGAATAGTTTTCTTGTGGCACTACTTGTGGGTTGTGAAAAGTCTGCTGCTCTGATTGAGCTCTAGCCATTCTAACTTTTTCTTTTTGTATGCTTAACTCACTTTTTAATGTATCTGCTTTAGACATTAAATCAGCATCTCCAGATGCCACAGCTTTTTTATACAAATCATCAGCTTGAAGTTCTTTGTTTTGCAAAGATTCTTCTTCTTTTTGTATTAGGGTTGCATTTGTCTGCATCCTAAAATTAGCTGATTCAGCTTCTCTTTGAGCCAACATTTGTTCTAACCTTGCAGCTTTGTCTTCTGCTGCTCTGATTTGTTGGTTTTTTTTGTTTATTCTTTTAGAAACTGATTTTGAATAATCTTGCAATTCTTCATCAGATCCAACAGCTTCAACAACTTGATCTTCTATCTGTACCTCAACCTCATCTATTTCTGGTTGCTCTACTTGTGCGTTTTCTTGTTCAATCATTTATAAACTCGCTATGTCATCGGGATCGAGTATTGTGGCTATCACCTCATCATCATTGATAATGCGAACTTCTGCACCGTCCTCCAGTTTAAACCTAGAGCCAGAATAGCGCCCTATTAAAACCCATTGTTTTTCCTCACACCAGGGGGTTTCTCCATACCTTGCCTTATCGTTATAGCATAGTGGTCCTTGTTTTACCACATAAGCAACAACTGTGGCCAAGGCCTCACGATCAACTGTTTGTTTTGTTAAAAGAATTCCACCTTCTGTTTGCGCTTTACCAGCGTAAGGTAAAACTAACATACGCCAACCTGTAGGCTGTGGCATACGATCAAGTAAAGATTCGTCTAATAAGGTAGGATCTAAAACCCTAGCTTGTTCTGGTATATAAGCATCTGCAACTATGTCATTTGTAGATCTAATTTCTGCCATTTATTTTGCCTGTTTGTTAAAGTCTTTTAATTCGTTTGTAATATAGTATAAAGCAGAAAGCTCACCTTGCAAATATTTATAATGTTCTATATCTTTTAGCGAACCAGACATCAAAGTTTCTGATATTTGGTTTTCTCTTTCTTGGACCTTTCTTTTTATAAAATCTAATAAACCGTACTCATCCATTACTTTTTAGCCTTTGATCCTGTTGGTTTTTTTTTGGCTGCAGGCTTAACTTTTTTCTTGACCTTTTTTTCTTCCTTAACAACCTCTTCAACAATTTCTTCAGCTACTTCAGGGACTGTTTCAATAACAGGTTTTGCTACAGGTTCGCCTTTTTCGATCCTGGCCATTTTTTCTGCAATTCTTTTTGCATTGGCTTCGCTTTTCTGTTGTTTAGCTGCAGCTGCAATTTGCTGTTCTATTTTTTCAACAGATCTTTCTTTCTGTTTTTGTATTTTTAATGCTTTTTGTGCATTGATTTTAAATGATGTTGCCATGACTTAGTTCCTCAGTTTTGTCTGTATTTCCATAAGCTTTAGATCAGCATTTTGTTTTAACCTATCTATAGCTACATTTAGTTTATCATCAGCTATGTTTTTTTGCACATTGATGCGTTGTTGTTGTATTTCAGTATCTAATAATTTCTCTTGAGATCTTTGATTTTGTTTTTCAGTAAACTGTTGAGATCCAATATCTAGCTCTTTGTCTTTCAGATCTAATTCTGCTTTTCTAATCTCAACCAAAGGATCTCCACCGGATCCTTGACCTATGGATTGTAAGAATTCAGAAGTCAGTTGAGCCATAACAGGAGCGCTGTACTGGTCTAATATCATTTGTATTTCTGTAGAAATTTGTTGCGCTTCTGCTGGAGAAACTTGTTGCATCTGTGCTTGTACCTGTTGAATTTGCATCTGCACTTCTTCGGGTATCTGTTCTGCAGCAACTTGCGCTGATAAGAACTGTAAATGTTGCATACAGTGACTAATAATAATAGATTGTATTTGAGGGTTTTCTTGAACCACTTGCGTTAAAAATAAACTTTTGTGTGTTGCCAAATGCGCTTCATGGTTCTGTCCTTCAAAAGCTTGAGCCGGTTGTCCCATTAATAAACTGCTATTTTCTAAACCAGCGTCTATAGGTTTAGGTGTCATGTCTGGCGGTGGTTGTAAAAGATTATCTACATTATCAACGCCTAAAGCT